GTCCCCCGTGGCCTGCTGGATCGCAGTGACCGGGGCGGGTGTCTCCGGGCAGAACGGCTCGCGGATCTGCATCCGAAACTTGCATCCCAACCGTTTTTATCTTCGATCCGCGAGTCGTCTTCACCGTTCAGCAGCTGAGCGCCTCATCTTCGCGGTCTCTTCTCCGCCAGGCTCATGCTTGCCCCTCGCTTGCGCTTCCTGCCGCTGCTTCGAATCGTTCCCAATAGTCTTCTATGTATGTTGTCCAGGCTTTGACATCTCTGCCGTTCGCGCTGGCCCTCAGTCTCTTCAAGCATTCATCCTTTGGTGTGTCAATGTGGATGAGCCGCGCCCGGAATGCGTCCGCGTCTCTGTCCAGGTCGAGGCCCGTCTTGCTGGAGATGATCCATGCGTTCCGCCATGTCCCCTGCCGGATCTTGATCGCCTCGAGGATCGCCGTCCGCACCGCGAAGGCCACCGCCTTCACCCGCTTCGGATGTTCGTGCGGATCGCAGAAACTGATTGCCTGGAAGATCGCATCCTGGTCAACGACCAGGTCGTCCTTGTTTGCGTTCATCCTGACGAAGGTCGTCTTGCCTGCGCAGGGTGAACCGTGCACCAGGAAGACCTGCTGATGGAGTCCATCGAAGCGCTCGTGCTCTTCGTTGTGGCACCTGTAGTGGATCAGCATGATGTTGTCCGGGTTCAGGCTCACGTTGATGTCGTTCACGTTGTCCTCGGTCAGCTCGATCTTGTGGTGACCGATGCAGTCGTAGGCTTTGAGGATCGGCTTCCCGCAGTGTTCGCAGATCAGCTGGCCGTCCTCATTGACCCGCTCCATCATGAGGCGCTTGCGAAGATCCTCCCAGGCTTTCGTCTTGTAGAATGTCTCTAAGCTGTACACCTCACGCCTCCGGCTTGATCAGCTTCCCCTGCTTCAGGAGCAGAAGCATCCGCCCGTTCTGGAGTGCCGTGCCTCTGTAGTTCTCGATCCCGTTCGCCTTCGCGATCTTCTTCCGGTAGTCGAAGGAGAACTTCGCTCCGACGCTGGCCAGTGCGTCCACGATGCTGACGGTCTTGATCGTTGCCGCCGGGAAGTAGGTCTTCCCCTTCGGGATCTTCGCGCCGTCATCCAGGACGACCACGGTGTGGCCGCTCGTCTTCGTGACCAGGATGTCGCCCCGCTTCAGGTAGTCGGAGCTCGCGCAGTATTTGCTCGTTGTGTATTTCAAAAATTCACCCGTCGCCATGAGCACGTTCGCCTCGCTGACCGTGCGGATGTTGCCGACCATGATGCCAGCGTAAGCGCAGCAGACCCGAACGAGAGCGGAGCAGTCCGTCTCGACCTTCTTGTCTACCTTCGTGCAGTCGAAGCCGACCTCCTTCGCTGCCTTCCAGAGCGTGTCTCTTTCGCTCTGGTCGTAGCCGATCAGGTTGTTGTCGCAGGCCTTCTCCATGTCCTCCGCGATCTTCTCGCGCTTTGCGTCATCCTTCGCCCTCAGGACCACCCAGCCCTTGCTGTGCTTGTACCAGTTCTGTCTCTCGACTTCGTGCCCGGTCTGGTCTCCGGCCTTCGCCTTGCCGTCCCATCCTGACGTCCCGTTCTCGCTGATCCGTGCGGATCCGACTCTCACAGCCATCGCTCATTCCTCCGTCTCCGGCTCGTTCGCCTGGTCTTTCTTGTATGCTGCCGTGCTGATCCCGAGAAGCGCACCCAGGAAGGCGTCCACCGCCGTGATCGTTCCCACGATCTGCTCGCCGTAGGGAAGCCCCCAGATGCTCGCTAGTGCGAAGTAGAGCGTCCCGATTGCAGGGAGCACGATCTGCGCGATGTACTTCAGGATGTCGTATGTCTTGTTGCTCATCTTCATTTCTTCGTTGCCTCCTCCAGATCATCGATCCGGTGGTTGATCACCTTGATCTGTTCCTCGACCACCGGCAGCCTCTGTGCAAAGTTGTTATGGCTCCTGACCTCTCTCGTCAGGTCCGTGATCTTCTGCTCCATCACTGCCTGGGAGATCCTCATCGACTCCTCGGTCTTCTTCGTTGTCATCAGGATCGTCAGCACTGTTCCGATGAGGGAGATCCCTCCGGTGATCAGCGCGACCATGACCGCCTCGCTCATTTGCCTCTCTTCTCCTCTCACCAGTTGTTTGCTTCATTTTTCTCTTTCTCCATCTCCAGCCGCTGCCGCTTCAGGTCCATCGTTTCCCGGTCATCGTTCCGCCAGGTTTCATCCAGGTTCTTGAGAAGCAGGTGGATAGCCCCGGTGTCCGGAGGCGAATACCGCTTATATCTCTCGACGATCTTCGTCTCCTTCCCGTCAACGCTCCGGATATAGGTTTTTGTCTCCTCATATTCGAAGCCCTTTGCCTTTTTCTTGAGTGTGCTTTTTAGCTCGAGGACCAGTTCTTCCTTCCCCCTGCTAAGCGCCTCCCGGAGCTCCGCATGTTCCCGTTTGTATTTTTCAAACGACGTAGCCCCGACGCCAAGTTTGCTTGCGATCTGGCTTTCGTTCAAGAGCCCGTACCACTCTTTGACCTGCTCCAGGAACGGCTGAACGTGGGATTCGTATCTGCTTTTTCGTCCCACTTGATCAGCCCCTTTTTTAATGTTGCGTTTATGCCGCTTTTTTCGTCTTCGCGCATATCCTCCTCAGGTTAACCAGGTTTACCAGGATGAGGACGCTATTCAGGAAAATGGTGCTGAACGATTGGATTGTAGCCCCGTACAAGATAAACAAGGCAGCGCCTACCGCATCCAGCACGCGGATCCATTTCTCTGACTTCATCGCAAAGGCGATGATAATCATGACGGATCCGAGTATTCCGATCCACTCCGTGTCCATCATCTTCTCCCCCCAAACTTTGCCAGGTAAAGGAAAGGCGTGTCAAGTACCGCCGTGATCATCTCGATAATACTGGTGCTTATCGCGATCTCCATGATTGTCCTCAGATCGTAAATGCCAAAAAAGGCCAGAAACATGAAGCCGAAGTTTTCTAAGCAGTTGCATAGAATCGTTGCGACGTTATTTCTCAGCCAGAGGAACCGCCCACCGGTCACCGCCTTGATCTTCTCGAAGATCATAATGTCCGCCATGTTTGCGATAAAATACATAAGCATAGACGCCAGGGTGATCCTTAGGTTTAGGCCGAACAGAACCCTCATTGACGGGTCCGCGTAGTCGATCTCGCTCGGAACATATGCCAGGGCAATCTGTGTCGCGACGATCAAAAGTGCTGATGATGCCAGGCCAACGTATACGGCTTTTCGCGCCTCCTTCTTCCCGTACAACTCACTCAGAATGTCCGTCGCAAGAAAAGTGGAAGCGAACATGACCGTCCCTATCGCCGTGTTCAGCCCAAGAACCGGAGCGTTCTTTGCCGTGATAATATTCGCAAGCACCGTTGCGACGCCGACCCATGCGATGACGCCTTCCTTCTTCAGGGTTCTGCTGACCAGGGTCAGCGATCCGAAGATCACGAGGACCTCCAGGATAAAGATGATATTGTTCATTGTAATCCTCCGTAGTTTTTTTAAGCAGGGTTTTGCGTACTGCTCTTTTTACTCCTTCAAGACCTCAACGTCGAAATGTGTTTTGCACCCATGCACCCGACATATGATCGAAAGCTTCTCAGGGTTGTACTCCTCCAGCAGCTTGTCATATATCATGCCCAGGGCCTCCTCGATATTCAGCTCCCGCCCGTCGATATCCTTTGCGATAAACTCCTGCACCTCAGTGTAGTCCGGGTAACACTCGCCAGGGGCGAAATGGATGTCGTACTCGCTTTTGTACCAGTCCTGCCCCAGCTGGCACTTCAGATAGGCCGTCGGGTGCATCTCGATGCATGTGATCTTTTCTTTATTCTTCAGTTTCTTCATTGTCTTCCGCCTCGAATGTCGCCTCCAGCGGATCAACCGCGTTGTTCTTTTCAAAAGCAATCCGCCTGTCAATGCACGTCGCGCACTTGCCGCAGGGCCTTTTCCCGCCCTTGTAACAGGACCATGTTTTTTCGTATGGTACTCCCATGCGGAGCCCGTCCCTCACTACTCCGGCTTTGTCCGTTTTACAATACGGCGCTACGAGTTTGATCATCCCCGCGGTTCCCTCTCGGACGGCTGCGTCCATCTTCTTGACAAACTCCTGCGAGCAATCCGGATAAGCCGCTCCCGCCGCGTCATCTTTGTGCGCGCCGTACCATATTTCTGACGCGCCCACGCTCAGGCCAATCGCAGCCGCGGCGCTAATGAATAAGCCGTTCCTGAACGGGACGTATGTCTCCACCGGGTTCTTGCCGTCAGTTTGCTCCGCGTATGTTCCTTCCCGGATCTCCTTTTCGCTGTGGGACAGCAGGGAGCAGTCGCTGTATCTCATAACCTCCGCCAGGCCGACCTTGACTCTGGCCACCCCATAATGTCCCGCGATCCTAGCGGCGTATGTATCCTCTTTCGCGTGCTTTTGCCCGTAGTCAGCGCTCAGGGCCAGCACCTCCTCCGGTCCATACTTCTCGACTGCCAGGGCAAGGCACGTCGCACTGTCCAGCCCGCCACTAAGCAGCACGACTATTTTCTTCTTCATCAGAGATT